GATCCCCGGGCCGCAAGGCATCCAGGCCACCTTCGACTGGCAGGCTGCCAAAGCCACCAGCCCCACCCGCATGTGCACCGCCGTCCTCGTCAACACCGTCACGGGATACTGACCATGATCCGACTGAACCTTTCGAACCGACCCGAATGGCTGGACCTCCTGCCCGGCCTTCGCGTGCTGGTGGCCCCTCTCACCACCGCGCTGATGGTCTCGGCGCGCGCCGATCCGGCCATCGAGGGCCTGTCGGAAACATCCAGCCAGGAGGAAATGGCGCTGGCCATGGCCAAGGCGGTCGCCCGCCGCGCCATGCTGGAATGGGAAGGAGTCGGTGACGATGCAGGCAACCTGGTGCCCGTCAGCCCGACCGGGATCGACGCCCTCCTCGAGATCTGGCCGGTCTTCGAGGCCTTCCAGGCGCAATATGTCGCCCGCGGCCTGATGCTGGATCAGGAAAAAAACGCCTCCGCGCCCTCGCCGACTGGACCTTCGGCGGGGGCGACGGCTACTGCGCGGCCTGCGCAGGCCCCTGCCCCGACTGCCCCGCAAGACTGAACCGGCCGCAGACGGTGGAGGGCTGGCAGGTCTGGGACCTTACCCAGCGCCTTGGCGGCCAGCTGCGCATCGCACCAAGCGCCGTCATCGGATGGGACATGGGCGCGGCGCTGTCATTGGCGCAGGCGCTGGGCATCAACGCCCTGATCGCCGCCGAACTGCTGCCCGAGATCGAGGCGGTGATGGTGCGCAAACTCAACGAGCAGATGGAAGGACACCGCAATGGCTGAGAAGAAGGTCTCCGTCCGCCTCGTGGCGGAAGGAGGACGCCGCGTGCGCGCGGAACTGGAGGGCGTGGGCGATGCCGGGGCGCGCGGCTTCGGCCGTCTCTCCAACGAGATGGAACTGGCCAACACCCGGCTCGCCGGTTTCGCGCGCCGGGCCGGGATCGCGCTGGCGGCCGTCACCGCGGCGGCCGCGGCGGCTGGGGTGGCGATGGTCCGCTCGGGGCTCGCCAACATCGACGCGCAGGCCAAGCTCGCGCAGTCGATGCGCACCACGGTCGAAAGCATCCAGACCCTGACCTGGGCCGGGGAACTGGCCGGGGTCTCGATGGGCCAGATCGAGCAGGCGACGCAGCGTCTGACCAACCGCCTGTCGGAAGCGGCCAGCGGTTCCGGCGCGGCGGTGGGCGCGCTGCGGCGGCTGAACCTGACGGCGGCGGAGTTGCAGGCCCTGCCGCTCGACCAGCGCATCGTTGCGATCCAGGACGCGCTGACCCGCTATGTGCCCGAGGCCGAGCGGGCGGCCGTCGCCTCGGACCTCTTCGGCGACCGGGCGGCGCTCGCGTTCCTGCGGATCGACAGCGCGACCTTGCGGGACGCGGCGCGCGACGTGCAGGATTTCGGGGTGGCGGTCAGTGCGGCGGATGCGGCGCAGATCGAGCGGACGGGCGATGCCATCGCGCGGCTCAGCCTGATCTGGACCGGCCTCGTCAACCGCCTGACCGTCGCCGTCGCCCCGGCGCTGGAAACGGTGGCCACCAAGCTCGCTGACATGGCCCGCGCGACCGGCCCCATCGGGCAGGCGATCACCATGCTCTTCGAGAACCTCGGCCGCCTTGCCACCTATACGATCACCTTCGCGGCCGTCATGGCAGGGCGCTGGGTCGCGGGAATGGCGGCCGCCGCCCTCTCCGTGCGCGGCCTCGCCACCGCGCTCGTGTTCCTGCGCGGCGCCCTGATCCGCACTGGCATCGGCGCGCTGATCGTCGGCGCGGGCGAGCTGGTCTACCAGTTCTCGCAGCTGGTGGCCCGTGTCGGCGGAGTGGGCGAGGCCTTCCGGCTGCTCGGTGATCTGGCCCGCGAGGTCTGGTCGCGCATCGGTCTGTCGCTGGATGCAGCCCTCGCGCGGATGGCGGCTGGATGGGAGGGCCTGAAGGCGACGAGTCTTTCGGCGCTCGAAGGCACCATCGCAGGCGTCGTCAGCTTCGGCGACCGGACAGCCGCGATCTTCCAGGGAGCCTATGACGCAGCGGTGGCGATCTGGGGAAGCCTGCCCGGCGCCATCGGCGACTTCGCCTTCCAGGCGGCGAACGGGCTGATCTCGGGCGTTGAAGCGATGCTGAACGGCGTCGTCACCCGGATCAACAGTTTCATCGAGACGCTGAACGCCGCGCTGGCTCTGCTGCCGGAATGGGCCACGGGCGAGGGCGGAGTCCGGATCGGCATCCTCGACCCGGTGGAACTGGGCCGCATCGGTAATCCTTTCGAAGGCGCGGCGACAGCCGCAGGGGCTGCCGCCGCGGATGCCTTCTCGGCCGCGCTGGCACGCACCTATCTCGAACCGCCTGACCTCGGCCTCGGGGCCATGGCCGAAGGTGCCCGCGCCCGGGCCGACGGCTATCGCGAAGCGGCCGAGATGCTCGCCGATGCCGCCGGTCGGCCGCTGGCCAGCTGGCAGGCGTTGAAGGATGCCGTAGCCGGCACGGGAACAGAGGCCGAGACCGCGCTCGCCGATGCAGCCGCCTCTGCCGATGCCCTCACGGCCGGACTGAACGACACAACGACCGCTGCCGATGGCGCAGGCGGCGCTGCGCGCGACGCGGGAGCCGCTGCAGCCGAGGGCGCGGACGCGGCCCTGACCGGCTGGCAGGCTGTCACGGCCGCGCTCGCCGACTACGCCGCAAAGGCGCGTGACATCGGCGGGGATATCGGCAGCGCGCTGGTCGGGGCCTTCACCTCAGCCGAGAACGCCATCGGCGACTTCGTGAAGACAGGCAAACTCGACTTCCGCGATCTGGTCACCTCGATGATCGCCGACCTCGCCAAGCTCGCCGCCCGCCGCTTCATCCTTGGCCCGATCGCCAATGCGCTCTCCGGCGCGCTGGGCGGGGCGGGTGGCATCTTCGCCAATATCCTCCACGCAGGAGGGATGGTCGGCGCCCCGGGCCCCGGCCGGATGGTCCCGGCGCTGGCCTTCGCCAATGCCCCGCGAATGCACAACGGGGGCTGGGCCGGGCTGCGCCCCGACGAAGTGCCCGCTATCCTGCAACGCGGGGAACGGGTCCTCTCCCGGCGTGAGGCGGCGGGCTACGGCCATGCCAGCGCCTCGACCGTCAATGTCACCATCAACGCCCGCGACGCGGAGAGCTTCCGCCAGTCCCGCACGCAGGTCGCGAGCGACATCGCCCGCGCCGTGTCGCTGGGTCGGCGCGGCATGTGAGGATCAACCATGGCATTTCACGAGGTCCGGTTTCCGGACAACATCAGCCGTGGGGCACGCGGCGGACCCGAGCGCCGCACCCAGATCGTCGAACTGGCGAGCGGTGCCGAGGAACGCAATGCGAGCTGGGCCAACTCGCGCCGCCGCTACGACGTGGCCTACGGTATCCGCCGCGCCGACGATCTGGCGGCGGTGATCGCTTTCTTCGAGGCAAGGAACGGCCGACTGCATGGCTTCCGCTTCAAGGACTGGGCTGACTTCAAGTCTTGCCTGCCGTCGCAGTCGCCGGGCCCGACCAACCAGTCGATCGGCTCCGGCAATGGGGCGGCCACTCAGTTCCAGCTCACCAAGCGCTACACTTCGGGCGCACAGTCCTGGACGCGGGCCATCACCAAGCCCGTCGCGGGAACCGTCACCATCGCCCTGAACGGCACGCCGCAGGCTTCCGGATGGTCGGCCTCGACCACGACCGGCCTGGTGACCTTCACCACCGCCCCGGCCGCTGGCGTCGCCATCACCGCAGGCTTCGAATTCGACGTCCCCGTCCGCTTCGACACCGACGCTCTCGACGTCACCCTCGACCTCGAACGGCTCGGCTCGATCACTTCGATCCCGCTTCTGGAAATCCGAACATGAAGTCCCTGAACCCCGCTTTGCAGGCGCATCTCGACGAGGGCACGACGACACTCGCGTGGTGCTGGCGGATCACCCGCGCCGATGGCGTGACCTTCGGTTTCACGGACCATGACGGGACGCTGTCGTTCGACGGGACCGAGTTCGAACCCGAAAGCGGACTGACGGCGTCCGAGGTCCGGTCGGGATCGGACCTGTCGGTGGACGCGCAGGATGCCCAAGGCGTGCTGTCCTCCGACCGGATCACCGAGACCGACATCCTCGACGGCCGCTGGGACAATGCAGCGGTCGAGGTCTGGCGGGTGAACTGGTCGGCCCCGGTGCAGCGCGTGCTGCTGCGTCGCGGGGCCATCGGCCAGATCCGGCGCGGGCGGCTGGCCTTCGTGGCGGAGGTCCGGAGCCTTGCCCATGTCCTCGGCCAGACGGTGGGGCGGACGTTCCAGGCGAGTTGCGACGCCGCGCTGGGCGATAACCGCTGCGGCGTCAACCTCGAGGCCCCGGCCTTCAAGGGATCCGGCGCGGTCATCGATGTACTGCGCGACCGGGCCTTCACCGCCACCGGTCTCGGCAGTTTCGCGGCGGGCTGGTTTGCCTTCGGGCCTGTCGAATGGTCGACCGGTGCCAACGCCGGGCGGCGGGTCGAGGTGCTGTCGCATGATCTCGTTGACGGCATTGCCATCCTGACCCTGCTGGAAGCCCCGGTGCGGCCGATCACGGCGACGGATGCTTTCGTGGTCCGGGCGGGCTGCGACAAGCGCATCGCCACCTGCAGCGCGAAGTTCGCCAATGTCGCGAGTTTCAGGGGCTTTCCCCACATCCCGGGCCAGGATGCCGTTCTGCGCTACGCCACCAAGGACGGCGGACACGAGGGGGCGGTTCTGTGACCGCGACAGTCCCAACGGCCGATCCCGCCCGCGTCAT